GAGCATTTGTTCTGAAGCCGGCACTCTCTTTGAAGAGCACTATCGCGCTTTCCTTGCAAGACACAACGTTGATCTGGCAAAGCTTAATCAAGACAACGCAAAAAAGATCAAAGAGGCGTATAACATACAAGACGAGCCTGCTGGTTCTGTACCAATGGTATCGTCCGATTGCACAGAACTAATCCCATCGATGCAGCCCGTTAAGAAGACAGAAGAAGTTGAAATGTCGGAAGACGATATTGCACTTTATAATGTTTTCTCCAAATTGTTTAAGAGTATTGCGATTAAAATTCATCCTGACAAGATTGATCCGCTTAAGCATGATTATCATCAAAGGCGCAAGATGGAGAAAGATTTTATAAGAGCAAACTCTGCGCTAGAAAACAAAGAATACTTCACCTTGATAGAAATTGCAGAAGAGCTTGACATTCCTCTACCAAAGAATTATAATCAACAGACACGATGGATGAAGAGACAAACGCAAGAAGTTAGAGCAGAAGTTGAAACACAAAGAAGTACGTATAACTATGTTTTCGCACAAGCTGAGACCGATGAACAAAAAGACAATATAGTACGACAGTTCGTCCAACAATTATTTGGCTTAAATCTATAAAAAACCATTGACAAGCAGATCACAGTTTGTTACACTTATAAAGTATCCAAGGAGGGATAAAATGGCTTCAACAAATGAAGAAAGAAAGCGTTACGTCAAGGAATATATTCGTTCGTTGGCGGCAATTGAAGAGTGTATTGAACCGTACAAGGAGCAAAAGCGAGAGCTACGTTCCGAGTTTCGTGAGAACGGATGGCTCAATACTGACGAGATCCGAGCCGCTGTAAAGGCATATCGTCTTTACAAGGGTAAGGTAAACATTGACGAGGTTGTTGAGAACTTCAATATGTTTTCGGGAGACGAAGAGTGATTATCGAATACACTAAAACGCGAGACAGCGCACATAGTCCGCAGCGCGCAAATCCATCGGACGCCGGGCTAGATGTATTTTACTCCGCGACCGAGCCGCAAGAGATTGTTGCGGTTCATCCCAACACCAGTATGCTAGTGCCGACTGGCTTGCGCTTTGGTGTGCCGCACGGCTATATGCTGGAGGTAAAGAATCGTTCAAGCGTGGCAGCTAAGTTAAACTTGGTGGTCGGCGCTTGTGTGATTGACTCGGGCTACGATGGAGAAGTATTCATCAATGTCCATAACATTGGGCGCGATACTCGCGTCATTCAAGACGGCGACAAGATCGCGCAACTGGTCATGATGCCAGTAGTCCATTTTCAGCCACAAGAAAACAGCGAGGGTACATTATATGATTACCCCAAAACAATCAGCAACAGAGGCACAGGAGCCCTAGGGAGCACAGATGAGTAAAAGATGGGAACAGACCAACTTGATTGGCGAACTGCAAGACTTCGAACATTTTTTTCCGAACAAGGAGGTTTCCGATAAGGGCTACAAGGCAGAGTCTGTCGCAAAGTGGCCGTGGGATTCCACAACGGCCTATTATAGCGAATACAGCGATGTGCTTGGAAGAAAAATTAGCTTCTTGGAGCCTGACTTTGTAAGTTGGTATAAAGACCTTTCGGAGTCTGATCGCATTTCGTGGGTCAAGGACATGACATCTTTTGATTTGCACAAAGAAGCTGATGATGTATACGATGAATATAGCAACTCTGAAGTTGCTGAACGGTTTTTGGTAAACTACGGGGGCCGAGAACACTTTCTTGAAAAAAATCCTAACTTCTCCACACCGGCTGAGTTCATGCGCAGCGGCTGTTTTTATGTAGAAGCGTTTGTCCATTGGTGCAACTATGCCTACTTGATTGAAGAAGTTAACAAAGTTATCAGCAAAGGTCATGATCATGACCGATACGTGTCAGAAAAAATTGATGAAGAGGTTTTTGACTTGATTGAACACATGAGGGGCAAATACGGCTTTATGTTAAGTGAAGACGAGTTGCCCAATGAGAATATTCTGGCTCTTTCTAGGTTGTATCGATTTTTCAGTCTGCAAAAAGATTATAGCATTTATGCCAAATGTATTGTACCGCCAGGACTACAATATAGAGTCCAAGAAAAGGCTGAAGAACTACGCGGAGCTTACGAAAATATCAGAAAAACCTGTTCAGAAGCGGAATTGAAGGCAATTAGTATCGCTTATGATGCCTACCTAGAAAAACAAAAGTCTAAAAAGCAGCTCTCAAAACAGGAGCAGGAAATTTTTCCAATTATAAAGGAAGCATACGAAGTTTGGAACTCTGCCGATAATAAGAAAAACGAAATATACAAAAAGGCCACACGAATGGCCGGCCATGCGTTCAGTAGACGATAGGAGATCAGACATGAACAAAGAAACACAAAAGACAATGTTTAGCTCAAAGACCGGAGAGTGGGCAACCCCTCAAGAGTTCTTTGACAAACTCAATTGGCGATTCGGACCATTTGATTTGGATCCGTGTGCAAGCATACACAACACAAAGTGTGCAAATTTTTATACAGAAGCAGAGGACGGCCTCTCCAAGGACTGGTCGGGCCACACCACATTTGTTAACCCTCCATATGGAAGAGGTATTGACAAGTGGATTCAAAAAGCGTATAATACTGCTAAAGATGGAGCTTCCAAGGTGGTTATGCTCATTCCAGCGCGAACAGATACAAAGTATTGGCACAGCTATGTAATGAAGGCTAACGAGGTGTACTTCCTTAAGGGTAGGTTAAAGTTCGGCAGCAGTGTAAACAGCGCACCATTCCCGTCAGCTATTGTCGTCTTTGGCGGAACGAATCAGCAAATTTTTGGAACAATGAATAGGTAAGGAGAAGAAATGTCAGTCGAAGTATTAAATTCTGCGATTATGCAGCTCAGAGGAAAGGCTCAAGAGATTTATGGAGTCATTAAAGATATCCATCGGCGCCCATCTGAGGAAGGAGACGCTGATAAGATTATGAATCTATCGCTCAGATTGGCTCAGATAGAAGGCGGCCTCGTTACGCTTGAGCAGTACGCCCCAGAGATCGTTAGGTCGGTCGAGGCTGAAAAGGCGGCAGTCCAAGCTCAAGCAGCAGCTATTCCTGCTCCCGAGGAGCCACCGCAAGAAGAACCAGAACCAGAAAAAGATTCTATCGGACATGACGAGCTTATGAAGCGCTCCCCAACATACAGAAAGGCGATGGAAAAGGAAAAAATCAAAGCCGCAGCGAAGAAAAAGAGAGGCAAGTCATGAATCGCAAGCGCCGCCGCGCCATGGAAAAGAAGGTGGGTAAAGAAAACTCGCAAAAACTCGCCGAAAAAATTTTCCAGTTTGACCAATTGCCGGAAGAGTGTTTGGCATGCCAAAAGCCGTTTGATAAAAATGATAAGGATATGGTAACAACTTGGAGCGTGGTTGTGCGCGACGAAGACACGGTAAGGTTATACTGTCCCACATGTTGGGAAATGGCCATAAAAGTTGCAAAAGAATATGTTAAAGAAAAGGAGAACGAAAATGGTTGAACGATTAAAAACATCAGCGCTTAGGCAAATTCTTGGAGGCCCTTCATCAAGGAATTGGACTTGTGTTATTAAATTTTATAATAATAAGTGCCACTTATGTAAGGAACTGTCGCACGAATACAAGAAGATAGCCGAAGCCGCAGAAAATCAAGGTATTCATTTTTTTGCATTCAATGTTCAAGATGCTCCAGGCTTTTTAGATAACAGCGGCCTCAATCTCAATGGCGTTCCAAGTATTTGTTTTGTAGACTATAACAAGGGCGTGCGTAACATTGAAATGCTTAAAGATCCCGAAAAGCCACACAAGAAAACTTACTACACCAGGGAATATCTTCAAGATTTTATAAATACTATGAAGAGGGGAGATCTACGATGAACGAAGCTCGATCGTATGACGATGTTCTCTTAATTCCCCAATATTCAGATATCCGGTCACGATCAGAGATCAACATAACTACCAATCTGGGCAAAGGGGTTAGGCTTCAGTTGCCTATCCTTGCCTCGCCTATGGATACAATATCCGAAGGGGCAATGGGTACCGCGATGGGCAAAGTTGGCGCCAGCGCAATCATTCATCGCTACAACACAATCCCAGAGCAGATAAGCGAGATTAACAAAGTTGAATCTCCACGTATCATCGGCGCCGCAATTGGTATATCTGGCGATTTTCTGGAGCGCGCCAGCGGATTGGTAGACTACGGAGCAGACTTCCTATGCGTGGATGTTGCACATGGTCACCACATCATGATGAAGGAGGCGCTCTATAAACTCAGGAAATTATTTGGCGACGATTACCATATTATGGCCGGCAATGTAGCCACGCTTGAGGGCATCAATGATCTTGCAGACTGGGGAGCAGACAGCGTGCGGTGCAACATCGGCGGCGGCTCCATCTGCTCGACGCGCATACAAACAGGGCACGGATTGCCGGGCTTACAAACAATCATCGAGTGTGCCAAGACAGACAGGGACGTTAAAATTATCGCAGACGGAGGCATCAAAAACTCAGGCGATATGGTCAAAGCACTGGCCGCAGGAGCAGACGCGGTGATGGTGGGCTCTTTGCTCGCAGGAACCACCGAGACGCCTGGAGAAATCTTTATGGATGCGAAGGGTACTCGTTGGAAAACTTATCGCGGAATGGCCTCTAAAGAAGCTCAAGTGGAGTGGCGAGGAAAGTATTCTTCGTTTGAGGGTGTCGCCACTCGCGTGCCCCACCGTGGGCCCGTCGAGCTGATACTTGAAGATTTAGAGAAAGGTATTCGTTCTGGCTTTTCGTACAGTGGCGCCCGCAACTTGCGCGAACTACAGTCAAAAGCTAAGTTCATTTCACAAACCGCATCCGGCTTATCAGAGAGTCGCACGCACATCAATACGAGGAGTTGGTAATGTCCGATGACGTGGCCAATCCTCATTTGGATAAGAAGGTTGCGTTTGTTGAGAACACACACCAGCACGCTAAACTTATCTTAAAGTTACGTCACGATGGTGTAACCCAGTCAAAGTTCTTTCGCGCTATTATCGCCGGCTATCTTGATGGCGATGAGCGCATAGAAAGCTACATCGATGATATGAAGCCGCAGAATAAGAAGAAGAAAGCAAAATCAAAGCAGTTAAGAAACAAAGGAAAGCAGAAGATGGAAGATTTTGGATTGAATGAAGGAGAGATAGAAAATATATTTGACCTCATTGAAGAGGAGCACCCAGAGTTATGAAGAAGGCTGATGGCTTACGCGAGTGTGCCCGCAAGTGCATGAAAAGAAAAAGGCAATGCAAAGAAACGAACTGTAGATTATGGCAAGATTACCCAGACGAATATAACTGTACATTAGTTTCGGTTTATGAACACGGCCCGATGACCCTTCGGGAGATAGCCGAGCGAGAACACTTATCGTTTGCCAGGATTAAACAAATTGAAACAAAAGCCTTGAAAAAACTTCCC